GCTGGAGCCGGTGAAGCTGCTGCTGGAGCCGGTGAAGCTGCTGCTGGTGCAGAAGAAACCGGTGGCATGGGTAGCATGATGAAGAACATGCCTTCAATGGGCGGAGGTTCCAAGGGCGATCAACAACAGGGCGATCAACAACAGGGCGATGACCTCCAGGGCCAACAGACAGTATCCCCTGCCGTGCGAGGTCCTGCTAACCCAATCATTAGCAGTTTTAAAACGATTTCATTCCAACCGATGTTTCCTTCTACTACCGTTCCAATGGAGTTGCCATCAATTAAGCCATGGACCATTAATTCTCCGGCAACAAAAGGTTTAGAAAAAGGTTATAGTGTCCAAGCCGAACCAGAAGTCTCCCGTGAGGAAGAGACAGTTCTTGAGGCTGAGACGAAAGGTTCTAATGGGGATAAGAGCCCTCAATCATCGATTACACCATCTTTGCCAGAACCTGAGCCTATGGGTACTAAACAAGATAAACAAAAAAGGCAATTTAACTTATCTATCAATTCTCCACAGCCAATTGTTAACGTCTATACACCTGCAAACCCCAGATCATCGAGCGCTAATAAATTATTTGAATTAATTATTGAAGATCAAAACAATTTTATTGACAATAGCCCAAAAAGAACGACGTGGGAATAGAGCGCGTTGTCAATTAAAATATCTTCTAATACGCAGTAGTGAATGATGAGATACGCAGACACTAGCTCGGGCAATTACGATAATGACGCCTCGTTATCGGGTATAGAAGCCCCAACTGAAGATGAAGAGAACGCTGGGTTCGGCATACCAGGCCAGTCTGCGGTAGGAACTGTAGGAAGATTTAGAATATCTAATATTGGCGTACAAGATGAGAATGCGGTTGAGAATACCGCACCAACTGGTTTAGATACCATAGATGTCACTGGTGAGCCAAAGACGATAGAGAATGAGGGACTGAGCAGCGTAAGCCCAGGATCCTTATCAACGATTATTGGAGCGAAGAAAATGAGTTTAGATGCGCGAATCGCTTACGTCATGGAAAATGGCGAGCCATTCTGTAATCACTGCGAGAGTACCTTCTTGCCGAATAGTTTAGGGCCACGTATGGCTTGCACGAACTGTGGTTGCGGACAACCGAACAATGATCATGGCGCTCTTAATGCTGACTTTGACCATGTAGAGGGCCCAACCGCTGGGGATCTCACACGTGGGAGCGATATTGTTAAAGAGGAAGTGAAAACGGGTAGCGTCGAAGAGATCATGGGATTCTTCACCGCCAGCGGTGATGCGAGCAAACTCTATTACCAGGGTTATCAGGATGCTATGGATGGTAAGCCTCTGGATGAAGACCTAGCTCTTTTAAGCAAAGACTATTACAACGGATACGAGCAATACAAGTTCTTCAACAAGTCGCCTCAACAAAGTGAAGGCCAAAGCCTTTATGACATTAAGCCTAACAGCAACTCTATCCCACGCCCTGGCCAGATCACTCCTGGAGAAGAAGACCGTGGGCCTCTTGAATTGACTGATGGTTTTAATAGTGCTACAGCTAGCAAAATTGCATCAATCTACCCAATTGATGTAATAAAGAAATTCTTCGAGGTATAATCATGGAAAAATGTCCAGTATGTATTAAAGGGAACTTGCTTACAAAATTAAGTAGCTCTGGTAGCGAAACATTCTGTCTTAGCTGCCGTCGTATTATTAAGAGCGCCACTTTCAATTTTGAATTTAAAGTAGGTGCGAACGCTGATACCGCTCAAGATATTCAACCTTGCAAGACCTCTGACTCACGACCAGGTTGGAAGGGTCCAGGTAAGAAAGCTGTTTGCCACCCATATACCGGTGGTGATGAAGACAGCGAGACCAAGGCCAAGGCCAAAGCGGTAGAATCCGCGTATGCCTTCCAACACAAACGTTCTGCTTCTAAGATTGTCAATGCGCTCGCATATTTTGAAGGTGCCCCAAGCTCTTTGATGCCACCATCTGGTGCCACTGGGCAGCAGGCTATGCCGAACCCATCGCCAACAATGCCACAAGACTTTAGCGCGACTGATCAGAGTCCAATCGGACAGGCGACTGCACCCGGTGGAATGCAGCCCGGTAATCTAAATGGTCCTAACCCATTGAACAGTGGGACAACTGCGAGCAAAAGACTTGCTGAATTAATTTCTGAAGAATTAGGACCAAGTTTTTGCACAGAACATATGTCCTATGATGGATGTAATCATAATCAAAACTCGCAATAGTCACTAAGGAAACAGAAAGATTCCATTATGAACTACGATAACATTGCAAAAGAAGCCAAACTTGCAGCCGCCGACACTGGCTGGTTTAATGGTACATCTGAGAGCATCCTTACACGTCTTGACAGACTTCAGGAGATTCTTGATGGCGCTAGGATGGCTGCTAGTGTGCCGACAGCATCGAACCACGAGCTCGAGAGATACGCTAGCATCATAACTGAACTTGGCGCGGAGAAAGAGCAGCTCGAAAAGCTGGCTTCAGAATATGTTGAGTTCGACACAGAGGATTATCTCAACAGCCTCCCAGGCGGCACTATTGCCAAAGAGTACCGCATCAGTTCTGCAGGGACGAGCGACCTAGGCGAAGACGATGGTAGCCTGCTTTATCGTACTGCTTCCTCCATCGAGGGAGAGTACGCCGACGCTGACTGGATCAACTTTGTAACGGCGGGCGCAGAGATCTGGGTAGAAGATCAGAGTACCCGGCTCCTGGACAGCCAGCTTGACACCCGTGAGGCCGCTGTCTATTACGTAGAGAAGAAGACTTTCCCGATTTTAGACACCGTAAAGCGTGCTTCTATAATTGATAACTTTGTTGACAACGTAGAGATTTGCCGCAGAGCTAAGAATGAGGGAACTCATTTCCAGAATGTGAAGAGCGCAAGCGCGAATAAATTGTCAGCCAGCTTTGCCCAAGAAGCCGTTGACTACGCATTTGGTGAGAACAACTGGTTCTGATATGACCGATCTGCTCGGCTTCCGAACCGTTGGTTCTGTAGAAGATGATACCAAAGAAGAATATAGTCTTATAACTTCTTTGAAGAAAATGCTTGCTGAAGCATATGTTCTTTATCACACCATCCATGGGTTCCACTGGAATATAAAAGGTAGTGATTTCTACGAATATCACAAATTCTTTGATGAGATCGTTAGCGATATTTACGATCATATTGATCCAATAGCTGAGAACATAATTAAGTTAGGTGGAGAAGCTCCCTTTGTAATGAGCGATCTCATAAAGTTAAGTGATATTGAAGAAGTTGGTCTTATTAGTAAGAAAAAGAAAGAGCTATCTGCTAAGTTCTATAGTATGAATGAAGAATATATACAGCACATTAAAGATGCGTTCAAGATCGCCAATAATAGTAATGAGCAAGGAGTTGCCAACTTTATTGCCGAGCGTATTGACGCCCATCAAAAATGGAACTGGTTCCTAAAAGCATCTATTGAGGGATAATGAATTCTATTTCAGACAACATTCAAAATGTAGTTGCATTATTAACTGCTATTACCAGCGGGCAAGAAGAATTTGCCTATGAGATGGTTCTAGAGAGTGACCCGGTAGAGTTATTCAGTGCTCTTACTGGAGTGTTGTTGAGTGCTTTGAATAGACTAGCTGAGCTTGATGGTGTTACAGTAGAGAATAAGCTAAAGACACTCGGAATGCTTGCTTTTAATCCAGAATGAGTGAAGAATTTATCTTGCCTGATGGTATAACATTTAATAATGCAGATTCTCAAGAAATAAATTTAGATTTATCTTTTGAGAAGATTAACGATACAAAATGCAATAAATGTGATATAATGCTTGAGGCTGTACTTATAACAAATTTTGGTAGGCATGAAGGAATCATAAGAATACCAAGCAATGACAATACAGTTTGGAAAAACTCTCTACCAAAGGACCGTGTAAGATCAATTAAGATTCTTAACGAAAAACTTTCAGAGAAGCTTGACAAACACAAAGAAAGACACAAAAATGATTAGGTACAGCACACAACCAAGCCAAGACTCCAACGCATTAACGGACAGTCCTACCTCACCTATTATGACGACAAGAGATAATCAGGGTCTTAATGATGGTGGGAAGCCAAGCCAGCAGGATAGAGACTTGCAGGACTTAGATGCCGAGGATGTCAACGACAACTAAGGATGACAGTGACCGAACAAGAAGCTGAAAAAGATCCAGCTACACATATTCTTATTCCAGACACACAAGCAAGAGAAGAAGTCCCGACAGATCACCTATCTTGGATAGGTAATTATATAGTTGAAGAATTCCATGATCAAGATGTGAAGATTATTCACATCGGAGACCATGCTGATATGCCAGCTCTGTCTTCTTATGATAAAGGGAAGAAGAGCATGGAAGGAAGACGCGTAAAGGCGGATATTGATTCTGCCAATGAAGCGTGGCGCATTCTTAACCAACCTCTATACGATTTTAATGACAACCGTCGTAAAACCAAACATAGCACCTGGAATCCTGAGAGATATATTACTCTAGGGAATCATGAAGACCGTATTACTCGTGCCACTGAGAATGATGCCCAGATGGACGGGCTCTTTGGCCTGGATGATCTTGATTACGAGAGAAGCGGCTGGCAAGTATTACCATTTAAAGAGATTCTGTGGCTAGATGGCGTTGCCTATAGCCATTTTTTCTATAGTCCAATGAATGGTCAACCATACAGCGGGAACATAGAAACTCGTTTGAAGAATATCGGGCATTCTTTTTCGATGGGTCATCAACAGACGTTCTTGTATGGTATGCGCTACGTGAATGGTGACCGCAGTGGGAATTGCCCACACTCTCAGCATGGTCTAGTGGCAGGTTCTTGCTACCTTCACGAGGAAAATTACAAGGGACCCCAAGGGAATGCCCACTTTAGAGGAATAGTAATCAAACACCAGGTATTTGATGGAAGTTACGATATCCAACAAATGTCTCTTGATTCGTTGTGCAGAAGATATGAAGGTATGAGCCTTGAACGATTTAAGAAGCTTAAGTACCCGCACATGTAAGTGATGGATTCTCCAAAAACCACACAACGCAAGAATTTTCGCTGCATCTTTAATAATTATGTCTCAGAATATAATAAGGATGCAGTAGTTCGTTCTGTCATCTCTCAATTTGAGGGATACTTCGCAGAACCCGAAGTCACAGTGACTGAAGATGGATTTATCCTTTCTCTCATGTTAGGGAGCAACCTCCCAGCATCGGTTGTGAGAGACAAGATCCTCTGGAACCAGTTCATCGAGAGTGTGTCCGCCGCAGACGCGATCCGTAAGATCCAGATTCTTCGCTTACCTCAATCTAGTAAAGAGAATGAGGGGACCGTAGGAGCATGGGGCCCAAACGGAAGTGATAGTGGAGTTAATGAGAAATTAGATATTCCATTGGACTTCGTACCTAAGTATAAGATCGATGGTGTGCCAGACGATCCGCTCGGATACCATGCGAGCGTCCATACCGCTGACCCAACCGGGCAAATGTTGCCAGAAATCTATGGACCAGGATCTGACACGGGTGAGCCAGTGGATGAAGACGTTTTGAGCGATGCCACTGACCTAGAATCAGCCGGTGGGCATAAAATACCAAGATTATTTAATGCTGGGTTCAGAAGAGTGGCAATCGATACGGATGTTGGTTCTGCATTCACCCTGAATAAACCAAATGGTTTTCAAGACGTGAACACACCACCAGAAACAGCGTTCTTAGACCAGAGAGCTAACCCTGGGACTGGTATCGGTGGAGGTGCCCCCATCAGTGGTGCTAGCTTCTTCGTATATGACCCACTGAACGCTCAAGGTACTGAACCGGGTGCGGAGCGCAATAGAGGAGATGCTTCGAGTGCTCCTCTAGGGAATATCTCTGCGAGTAAAGTTTCAGAAGAAGACGATGAACAAGGAATAAAAGGTCCATATGGTGCGGAGCTCGATGTCCTCGGGGTCGGTGACGAACCACTCGGTGGAGCTTCTTATGGATCATATTTTGGTATTAATGAATACTATGATTATGAAGGCGATATAGATGACTACGACATATAAGGTATATGCCGCAGGAGAAGCACCAAGTAAATACGTCCCCGGAGATTTCATCCTAGTATCGACCAAGGGTGTACTCGCCAAATTAATTAGGTTTGGTCAATTTTTGCGCTACCACGGCAAGATGAAACCATACGCGCACTGGAACCACTCAGCCATGATCATAGATGAGGATGGATCCATAGTTGAGGCAATTGGCCGTGGGGTTGTAGTAGATAACATAAGTTCTTACAAAGATGTAGAATATTATTATGTAAGTACTAAATTAAACAAGCAAAGTCGTGACCAGGCGACAGCCGCATGCAAAAGCTTTATCAAAGACAAGTACGGATGGCTGACTATTCTCAGCATAACGTTGGAATTAACAACTGGTATAAAGTTCCAATTTAGTAGTAGTAATACCATGATATGTAGCGCAGTCGTTGCGCAAAGTCTTTGGGCTGCTGGTTATATCTTTGATAAAAACACATATCAAATGATGCCCGCAGATCTCGCCTCAGCCTTCAATATAATGCATAATTAATAATTATGATAAAAGCTTGACTTTTGATAAAAAAAGCAATAATATTAATTTATGAAAAAAGCAACAATAACAATCAGTTATGATGCTAGAGACGCACAAAGCGATGAATTGGCAAGCCAGGAAATCAGCGAAACTATTGCTGGTCTTTTGAATAGTTTGCGGACTCAAGTCAATGGCGTACAAGTATCTGTAAAAATCCAAAATAATAAGGAGAATAAATAAATGAGCGCAACACCTGTTGTATCGACAACTGTGCGGGTTACACTCCGTGCTTTTATCTCGGCAGCTGTGGGTTCTTTGATCGCCTGGGGCGTTGCTAAGTGGGGAAGTTTCCACGCTGGCACCTTTGCTTTCTTGGTTCCCGTAGCTTCTGGTTTGTATTACACCGTGATCAATTGGTTGGAGAAGAAGTACCCGTCCCTTGGATGGTTGCTTGGTACTCTCCCACAGCCTAAGGGCAACCCTGCTCCTCCCGCTGTAACGCCAACCCCGGCTCCTACACCTGCTCCGGCCCCAGCACCCGCTGCTGGTAAGAAGCCAACGAAGTAAAGTAGTTTAGGCCCCATAGCTCAACTGGTCAGAGCACCACCCTGTCACGGTGGGGGTTGGGGATTCGAGCTCCCCTGGGGTCGCTATATGCAAACATTGAAAGAAATATTAGAAGACAATATCGGACTTACATGGTTTGCCGAGAACAATGTTGGTACCGACAAAGGTAGTGGTCATCACGGAGAACACAACTACATTGATGGGTTCTACGATAAAGAATTCGCTAGGTATCAAGACAAAGAAATCTCCCTATTAGAGATCGGTATCTTTGGCGGAGCATCACTAGCTCTCTGGAGTAAATACTTTACAAATGCCAACATTGTTGGTATAGATATTGCGGACAACGTCCCGGAGAAATACAAGTATCTTGATAGAGTTACTCATGTATTTAAGGACGCATACTCATATGATGTTGCCGAATCTCTAGGTAATTTTGATATCATCATTGATGACGGCCCCCACACTCTGGATTCAATGATTCAGTGCATCAGACTATATTTTGATAAGATTAATGATGGTGGTATTCTAGTTATAGAGGATTTACAGGATCCAGCGTGGTTCGATCTTCTTAGAGAGAATGTACCTAACGAATATCAAGACAATATTGAATACATCGATCTTAGAAAAAATGTCAATAGACATGATGATCTATTGTTCATAGTTCGTAAGTAGTATCATTCTACCCTAGCATAATTGGCAATGCACAAAACTGTTAATTTTGAAAATCTCCGTTCGAGTCGGAGGGGTAGAGCCAGGGGAAGCATGGCTGAGAGGCTAAAGGCACCGGTTTGCTAAACCGGCAGCGGTTCGCCGCTCGTAGGTTCGAATCCTACTGCTTCCGCCATAAATAAAAGGATGATTATGACCACTAGAGTCTATACTGGAGGGACATTCGATATGTTCCATCCTGGCCATGTTAATCTATTAAGACGATGCAGAGAAATATCCGGTCCAGACGGTCACGTAACGGTTTCTCTTAACACAGATGAATTTATTGAACAATATAAGGGCAAAAGGCCGGTCTGTAATTTTACTGAGCGTAGAGATGTGCTTCTGAGCTGTAAATATGTCGATGAAGTCGTGGCGAACATCGGTGGTGTTAATTCTAAGATCTCCGTAGAGCTCTGTATGCCTGATTATATAGTTATTGGGTCAGACTGGGCCGAAAGGGACTACTACAAGCAAATGGGATTTGATCAGAAGTGGCTTAATGAGCATAATATTGGGCTCGTCTATGTTCCATATACACCCGGCGTTTCTTCCACTGATATTAAGAAGAGAATGTCTTGAAAGAACTGATTGTGGTTGCCACTTCTCCTGGCAGGGAAGAATGGGCTAAAGATTGTTCAGAATCTATAAAAAGACCGCATATGGTTCTAAGTATATACGGTTATGAACTTGGTAAGATCAAGTGGCTTTATGAAAACACTAATTTAGATAGATTTGCCATTTTACAAGATAGTGTTGTTATAACAAACCCAGATATTTTTGATAAAATTTGGGATACTCCAGGCAGTATCTGTCTCCATCACGAAGCACGCCATATGAGCTGCTATCTCGGTGTATACGAAAGAAAAGTCTTAGACAAGATTGATATACCAGTTATAAATACAAAAGATGCATCAGTATTTAATGAGAGTGCCTGGATAACCAATTATCTACAGGCTGCTGATGAGACTGTTTGCTTTGACACTGACGGATCCTTTGGGGCCATAGAACCTCGTCATGGCAGAGACAATCTTATATACTCCAATAGTTTTTTAATAAAATATAGGGGGAATTGGGGGCAGTTACCATTCGACGGGAGTGACCCACAAGACGCAAAGGAAAAATAATGGACAAAAAAGAGATAAAATTCAATATTCCAATGAGATTATTTGCTAGAATAGAGAGGGTAGCAGATTCTTTAGGATATAATGATGTGGATGAATTTATGAGCTATTACATGAGTCTTAATTTCCAAGTTTTTGATACTCCTGAAGAGTAGTAGCATAGATCTGGGGTAGTGTAAAGGTAGCACGCAACTCTTTGAAAGTTGTAGCCCTCGTTCGACCCGAGGCCCCAGAGCACTGAGAATTGGGGTTCGGTTCCCTATTCCTCAGCAAATCGATGGGTGGCGGAGTGGCCAAAGGAATCTGGCTGTAAACTAGCTCCTTCGGGTACGGGAGTTCGAATCTCTCTCCATCGACCAACCGGGTAGGAGCGACGTTGGTAGTTGCTGGCATTCTTATAAAGTGTTGATCCCTGGTTCGATTCCAGGTGCCCGGACCATTTAAAACCATATTCAGCGTGTATGAGTTAATAGGGAATACCACCCTTTGTCCAGCGCCTTTTTAGGCAGAATAAGGAGCAACACGATGACCTCGATGTTCGACTACGACGATTCAGTAAACTTGGCATGGGATGCCAAAATCGCGGGTAAGAGTCTTATCGCCGCAAAGCATGATCTATTAACCAAGACCGGTGAGTTCCTTTTTCTTGCGCATAGCCCTAGGGAGCTTGCTCTGCGTATGCAGATGGTCGAAGAGGATATCGAGAAGATTGCGTACCGCAAACTTGCCAACATCAGTGATTCTAAGGCCAAGTTGGTCCGTGCTGTCTATGAAGAGTGGCAGATCCGCCACGCCCACTGCCCTTCGTGCTCTGGACAATCAGGCGATCTGGACGCCGGAAAGCGCGATTATAACAGCGACAGTTACGTCGATGCTCTCCACCACCCGGAGCACCCAGACACGGTTAATAAGTAATTAATCTAATTTAAGTTAGGTTAATATGAAATTTAATTCAAGCAGAGTAGAGAGATCAACCAACCCCGAGACCGGGGAGTCTGCCTACATCCCATTTTGGATGGGGAAGCCTGATGTAAAGTCTAGGGATATTACTCCAAGCCAAGAGTATGATAGAAATAGGGACATCCTATATCGTTTTAAGAAAAATACGATGGGTGAGCACAAAGACGCATGTTCTTTCTGCTTGGAAAAGGATTGTAAAGGGTATAACGGTCTAGGGTTCGGGATCCACTTCGTACCTGGGAAACTGCCAGAACGCCAGCAAAACCCTCCAGAAGAGAAGGTTCATGCGTCGCTGGAAGACGCTTATAAATCTCTCCTGCAAGAGATGGAATCTGATCCTGATAGATTCCCAATAAAGTTTACAAAAAAGGCCGGTATTGTTACCGTAACTCTTCGGAACAAGTCTTTTAATTCTAAAAGATCTTTTGTTGTACGTTCTCACTATCTAGATGATGACTACGAGGAAGCCCAGGCTGCTGCTGCACAGCCGGATAACTATTCTTTAATATCTGGCAAAGAAGAAGCAACGCACTTTGATAAATACTTTAGCAAGGACGATCCCGAAGACGTTGGATCTTTACCGGACTACAGCGATTTGGATGATGATACTCCATACGAAAATGAGTTCAGTAGTTTTGATAGTGGCCCAGAAAGAATAGATAAAGAAGAAGATAACTTGGTTTGCCCCACTTGTACGGGGATGTCAAAACACAACACGGATGGTAACCATATTTTTACCGGTGATCCACATTGTTCCGGTTGTTCTGATGACAATTGTTCTGGAAGCAAAACAACCGTCGGTGTGCACTGCCCCAGTTGCAAGAACGAAGAGAATTGTGATGGTAAAAAGCGTTATGAATGGGTAGGCGAAAACAAAGAAAAAGTTTGCCCTACCTGCAATAACTCCGGAGAAATCACTTTTGATCAAATGAGAGCTATTGAGCTCGCTAAACACGAGGGTAGAGACCCTTTAGAGTTATCTAATAGTTCTTCTTTCGTAGACAGAGATAAAGATGCCGAGGGCGTTCACGAAGAGCAATACGACAAGAAGGATCTAGAGAACCCTATCGTCCAGAGCACCTTACCAGAATCCTCAAACAAAACACGTGCTTCGACAGAGGTCTTTAACCCACAGATTTCCAGTGCTATATTAAATAGAATACAGAAAAGAAAGCTTACAAAAGAGCCCGATGTCAATCTAGCTATAACTGGTACGCCCACTTCTTCTGCTGAAGTAAAGCACGGGAAAAGCTGTAAGTGTAATGGCACCGGTAGATTGGGCGAAAAAGAGATTGGTGATCTGATCAATACCGATGATTATAAGAAAGGTATCGCTAATATTGTGACGACCTTTTCTGGTGAAGAGAAAAAGCGTAAGTTGGCTGAATTCGTAAAACAACAATATGCGTGTAAAGGTGAATGATGGCACACGCTTACGGTAATAAAAAAGCAGAATGCGTTATCCACGTAGCAAAAAAGAACCTTTCTAGCAAGTTGTTTGATGAACAGTTTGGCCATTTAGGGCCATGCGATGACGTTGACCGTAGTTCTCCAGGGTTCCTTGAATCAGCGCTAGAGAACGCTGGCGAGGATGTTGTTGAACAACTCGCAAACAAAGCCGAGCGGCCAAAGGGCGAGATCCAGCTCACTCCTGGAGGCAATGCTCTTCACTACTATTGCAAAAATCATGCTCAAGAAGGTAGAAAAAGTATAGAGTTTACAGAAAGAGCTTTACAGAACATTAGACCGATCTTGAATGACCGAGAACCGATCAATATAAAAAGAAGATTTATTGATCGTAAAAACGTTAAAAAAGAGAAGGCTATTTCTTACTATAACCGTCTTTTGAGAGCTATGCATATCAACAAGACTATTACTAACAATGAACAAGATTCCCCAGAAGAAGCCATTTATGGAATTTCTTCTGACGCACCAGAACACGATCTTGTTCCATCGCTATATAACAGCGGTAGCGACATCCCGAGACCGTCTGTACGCAAAGCTCCTCAAGCACAACCTAGTAATAATGAAGAAGAAATGCCTATCACAATGCCATGGGAAAATTAATGTTTAAATTTACTTTTGATGGGAACAACATAAAGACAGCAGCGGCGAAGCCGGGTCGCCGTGCGCCCGTAAACATTCAGCATTACATCAATGCCAAAGAGAGTAAGAAAAGCCTAAGAGCAGCCGCCCAGAGTCAAAGAGATGAAGAATCTCGCCTAGCTGAGATGGATGCTCCATTTGCTTTACATAACGGTGATTCTTGGGAAATAATCCACTCATCTTTGCCTAAATATAGCGGGAAAAGTAAAAGAGGCACCCCTTACGCTCGTCAACTAAAGTCTTTGCTGAGAAAAAACAATAGTGGCTACGAAAGAGTCCTTTTATCTCCTTCTGACTTTACTCCTCTACTCAATGATAAGAAACTTAAGCCTTATAATGGTAAGTTAGAGGGTTTTAGGCCGTCCGGATCCAGCGTTAGCAGACAAACCACTAAATTCCTGCGCACGATAGACAACGCTCGGGCAGCTGACAATCAGGGTGCACCAGTCTCAGATAATACGAATGGGACTTTAGACCCGGACGATCCAATAAATCTTATTAGAACTCATCGGCGCGGTGCCTTACGACGAATGTTAAATTCATACGCTCCGTTCAAATCTGGTAAAAATCTTTGTGTTTGTGGAGAAACCCAAGAGAATCACGTAAGCCCGAGCTCTGCGAGAGAACACCACGAGAAAACTGGTGAGCACCTAGAGATACATGATTATTTGCCACAGACAATAGGCTTCGGTGACGCTGGTCACGAAATCCGTGCGAAGCGTTCTCCGCATCTCTTTTCAATGAGACCGGACAGATCTGGTAACGTAAGGCTATTAAAAGCATTTGATAAAGAGGATGGTCCAAGAACTGAGCAGATGCCAGTCGTTCGTGTTGGTCTCGAGGCTGATGAATACACTCGTTATACGCGATCTGAATACGCCCAAGAAGGTAAAGGCCAACGCATACAAAGAGCCATCAGTTCTGTAACGAACGCTTTAAAAAAGTGCCCAGCATGTAATGGAACAAAAAAGATAAATCCTGATCAAAATGAAAATGCTGTCGATTGCGGAGATTGTTCTGTAGATAAAATTGTCTATAAAGAAAAAGTTGGCGAGGATGGTAAGCCGACTCTTGAGCCATATACGCGTGGTTTGGGCAACGGGAAACAAGAGTACATTAACCCAGATGATGCCCCAATTTGTAAAACATGCCGTGGAGAAAAGAAATTACAGGTTGCTGATCGTTCAAACAACACGACGATAGATTGCCCGGACTGTGATGTAACCGGTAGAGACACCTCGGCAATTACTTGTAACAATTGTCACTCAGAAAATGGTGCCATAAGGTTAACAACAGATAATACATGCAAATCATGTTCAGGAAAAGGATTCTTTGAAACCACTGTTAAACCTTCATTCAAAAAGATAAAAACAAACACTGATAGTGCTGAGAGACGCTCGGGCAATGCTAGATACGCGCTTGAATACAAAAGCGATACTTCTGCTGCAACAGGTGTGGACGCATGGAAGGCTCACGGGGATAAAGAATGCACGCGCTGCCATGGTGACGACGAGTCCCAGATGCCATCAACAGGGCTTCCTTGCAACTGCAGAATCACTAGTCATGAAGATTCTGATTCTTTGCCAAGTGGATTACGGCTTATACACCCCAACCACATAATTATTCCAGAGAATCACTATCAAAGAGCTTTGGCTAGAGCTTATGGCGGCAATCTCTCTACTTCTCCACATGAGATTTCTCACGAGCCGAACTACATAGACCCCGACACTAATCAAACCCCTAGCCAGACCTACGGGATTGGTACGTCTCAAGAGTACAAGAATGGGACTAAAAAAATCCCTGATAGCGCCATTCTGGGTGTTTGGAGCCTTGGTAAGCAAATCCCACAGAAAGTTCTACAGAGACTCAATGATAAGAGCCGCAAGAATTGGAGCAGCAAGAACGCAAAATTTACTGCGTCTAGCGCAGATTTGACGGACATTAAAACAGAACTAGAACAGATGCATACGTGGCCGGATCTTATCCCTTCAGAAAAAGCGACTGAAGGTAGCGTCATAGAGCGCCAACGTCAAAAAAGAATGCGCGTTAATCCGGAAGATTATCCATCGGACGTTAAACCACATGTTTCTAAGGTTGAAAGAACCATGGCAGGATTACCAGATTATGAGCAGGGACGGTATAACGCCGACTTGGATGAAATCTATGAGAATGCTTCGTCAGGAGCTTTTGATCGTCTAGGATCCAATGTAGATAGATTATTGTCTAATGTAAAACGCTTTAGTGGGCCTGAGACACACGATAGACTATCAGAATCGATATCTGGTCTGAAAGAGCTCGCTGGAAGAAAAGAATCTCCAAAGACTGAGGAATCAGCGAATGTCTAATAAGTTTAACTCAAAATATGCTGCCGACGTAACGGAGACTTCGTTCTCTCCGAGCGACCCAGAGCTAGAGCAAGCTGGCATTTCTGCTACGCCAACTAATACTTATAATAGTAGAGAGCTTGAGGAACCAGAGGGCCGTCCAAAGTTCACTCAACTTGAAACAACAACGAGAGAAGAAGTCAGCAGACCTCCGCTTGTCTATTATGGTCCAGATAAGAACATGGACCCAGAGGATCGTATAGAGAGAATCAAAACGGATCCGGAGGCTTTTGCTGAAAAGGAGAAGGCGTTCCATCAGCGTTCTCAGAGGACTCCAGAGCAACGTTCTAGAATGTCTCGATTTCGTCAGAATATTAGCGATAGGCACACGATCAAAGCAGTTTTCGCGGCTATCGACAGATCAGCACGAGAGTTATATCCATGCCCAGAATGTGGCGGAGCCTTCAACGGAGGCAAACCAGTTTTGCCTACGGAAAGAAGACACGAGAGAGAATTTTGTCAAACGTGCGCCAACACCGGGCATACGATAATATCTCCAGAGACAGGTTTCTTTGATCTAGAAAGAAAAGCTGCTATACACAATGCACACGTAAGTTTTCATAATAAATGGTGCAATCAAACAAAGTGCCACAAAAATTGTGGATTAAACAAAACTGGGTTAGTTGATCAATTACGTAGACAGCACATAGACTCTGAGGACAGCCGTTTCAATGAAGAAGCCGCTGTCTTGAAGAGAGAAAAGGGTAGAGATCTTAAGCCAGAAGAGGTTGCTCAAATCGCGCCGAGAGAACCATTGCAGCGTAAGCATACTCACGCCGAACCGGGCGCAGCTGAAAACGTGATCGAAACTGTTGGGCCAGTGGCTCTTATTGATCATTTTAAGCCAATGACCTCTGCTCATCTATTGGGCGGTCGTGAGCACAGTGATATTACTATGGACGACCACGTTCTAATCACAAATTATGATACTACTAACCCAAATGCTTCTATAACATCCAATGAGAAAGAAAAGATGTTTGAGACGTATCGACCGTCCCAGTGGGGAGCTACTGATACGAGCAAAGAACAGGAAGAAAACGGTAAATCTCATAAAAATAGATTCTTTAAGATACCATTTACACGTAGACCAATAAGAGATGAATCAGTACGCGTCAAAGGGTTTACGGATCCTCAAACAACCGGTATTGTTACCGGTCTGTCGGCAGATGGAAGATCCGCAAAAGTTGTAGAGTTTGGTACCCCATCTGATGTAAGAATCGAAGAACGCAACACCAGAATGAATGGTCGTCCTGATAAAGTAATCAGGAATAATACCATGGAAGCCATTAATGATACAAACGAGCCAGCGAAAAAACCAGAAGATACCGAAAAAAATGCAAAGAGAAGCAAATTCAAACAACAGGTAGCTTATTTGTATAGCAAGATCGCTCCGTTAAGAACAGAAAGATCACCCGTAGAAAAGCGCGAAGCAGCCGTCTCTTACCACCCGGTAGAGAATCTCGCAAGAATGTCAGACATTACTTACCCGTTAGTAGCTACGGTTGGGCATACCCATGAAAAAGTTGCCCGAAAAGACTTAAAAATCTCTACCAATAATCAGTTCTATTCTAAAAGCAAGATTGTAACTGCAAAGGTAATTCGTAGAAAAGGTTTGGGTCACAGCCCAGAAGAGATCCGAGATACGATAAGTAATACTATTAATAATGAGGCCAGAAGAGAACTAAAAAGATGGGGTACACGAACTAATAAAGTTTTGGGCATAAGTAGAAACGATCCAGAAAGTCTTCTCCCACACGAAACGGGAGCAGAGATCTCTGAACAAAGTGGAGCTCCAAAGAGACGTAAGTTCTCCCCTCCTAAAAAGTCTGTATCACCAGGTGATTTGTTCAGCATTGGTGAATCCGGAGCCTCTATCCCCATGGCTGAATTGCCGCCCGAGATAAACCCAGTTAATTCTGAAGAGGGTATAAACGAAGCGATAGATGTTGTAAGAAAAGGCTTGGGCGGTAGAGAGCTAACACCTGAAGAGCACGCTACTGCTAGAAATAATATAAAACAGCGCGGTCACATAAACGGTGCTTTAGACGATGATTACGAGGAAGACGATGACGAATAAGAAAAGCTATGTAGAGCCGAAAGACGCTCCTCCTGGGGTACCATGCCGTTTCTGTGATATGCCAGCGGGCACAGATGGCCTAGGGCCTGTCTATCAGGATGGAGTTGCAATAGACAAGAAAAGACCATTGTTCTCACACGCTTATTGCCTGATGAATTCTGGTGGTGTAAAACAGGATGATCAGGATTTTTCCCTACAGAACTTACTCCCAAACACATTAAAAAATGCCTCCGGCCCTGGATCAGACATCTGGGACTTTTCCTTTAAAAATAGGTTTATCGCTCACCCAGAACCTAATAATTTAACAAAGACCAAAAGACCGCCGGAAGTAGAACCAATTGTTCGCATGAATAAGTCCGAAGAATACGAGGGCGACGACACCGGCGCACCGAATCCACCCAGTAAATAAATAATGTAATTACCTAAAATATATACCCTAGTGTATGTATCCATATGTACAGGAGAAATAATGGAACCCCGTTTGAACATAAAAGTAGCCGAGATTTTTGACAACGCCAACCCCGTAGATGCCGACTTCCAGGCCCCGGATGCCAATGGGCAGTTCCCTCAGTGGCTTGGTGACTTCATCGACCAGAACAGCAATCACGCCCAAAAGAACTGGGATGCTTATGCTGAGCAGCGCCAGGGTCTTGGTGACCAGATCCAACGTTACGTTGATGAATCTCACATGCACGCCACCGATGAGAACCCCGCTCAGGATCCTACTCTCATGGCGATGAACCCCTCTCTGGTCAATAGCCCTGACCTTAGTGACGTGCCAGCGCCCAAGGCGGCGAGCAAGTTCGCGTCTCAGGCTAATGGCTTCAGAAATAGTCAGGCGCACCCTGACTTTACTCTTGGGCTTGTTGCCAAGGCTAATACCGGGACCATTGTTAACTCTCGAGTTGTTGCCGAGACCCCGACCACGAAGATCGCCGGTACGGTAATTGCCGTTGGTGATGCTGAGTTCGCCGTTGTCTGGGATGACAGAACTGCCTCCGTTGAGCGTAAGCGCGACTACGAATTGGTGATTGCCCAATAGATCATGTTCGTAACTAGAAAAACTAAGATCGTTTCTGCTCCTGCGGAAGAGGTCCTTGAAGTTGAAGATCCGTTTATTGAAGAGATCAAGAACGTTGTTATACCTCAACAGGTATCAAATATAGAATTCTTAACTGTTGAAGATGAAAAAGACGATATCTATCACGGAACCCTAACTGACTATGATGGGAATCTTTATCATTATTGGTGGGATAACAAACCCAAGAGAATAAAAACTCTACTTGGCAAAGAGGTTAACCCACTTACTTGGAATCTTTGCGACATTGTCCTGCAAAAGTATTTTGCTAAGCCTAAGAAAGAAAAGGCTAAAAAGACAGAGTCATTATCTGAACAAGTAGAAAAAGCTCTTAAGCCAGTCCATGAGATGATGAAAAGTGTTGATGGCAAGGTTGAAAAACTTCTATCCAAGCCAGCGGTAGCGGTCCCGACAGTCTCGTATTCTGCCCCTGTACAGCAGACTACTCAGCGTCCCGCCCCAACGACCGTTACAGCCTCAACACAGGTAGATACACCAGCCATAAACGTTGCGGACGATGAAATAAGTATTAACGCACAAAGATTCTTACAGCAATCAAACACTGAAGATCTTGGTATAGATTATATGAGTCTCTAGGAGAGATTATGAATTTCGCAGAGGGAAAAGGACCAAAGCAAGCAAAGAAGCCTTACGTCCTGGGACAATTTGTAACTATTTATGGCAATGATGGGACGCCAGGTGCCGTAAACCCTGCCAACCCTCCTTATACACCTGTTGTGTCTGGCAGCACCTGGAATGGTGGAGTGGTCGGATCTTTGAACCCAGGTCTTAATGTCAGCCCATCTAACGTATACGATGTTAGTGTTATATGTGCCCCTGGGTCTAATGAAAGTTTACAAGACCTAGAATCAACTACAGCTGTCCTCAGTCCTGAAACCGGGTTCTCCGGAAGCTGCGTAGTCTCTTTACAAGCTACTTTAGATCGGTATACTCCAAACCCTTATACTACATCTCCATCTGGAGCATACGGTAGCACCAACTGGATAACATTAGGAAGCGTCACCGTTACTGGTAATGGACCTAAGATTATTAATCTTGCCGTCTCCAGTGGTTACGCGTACCCAGCGTATAGGCTAATCGCAAGCGGTAATTCTGCTACGGGTGGTATTATCGACTGGGTTCTCCCGAATATGTTTATCGATCTAAGCGCTCAAGGAGTTGGACAAGAGGCCAACTGGATTAATGGTAGCATTGGTCAGCCAAATATCGCCTCTCCTGTGTCTATTACTATATCTGGTGGGCAAACAAACAATTACAGTAAATCTGCTGTGGCGTACGCCGCTACTGAAAACAACCACGACTATATAGGTTAAGGTATTGACATGGAACGATCACAGAATATAAGATTAAGTAACATACGCCGTGTAGGTGCGAACTTCGATTTTAATGGTAATCCTATTATTCAGAATACCTCTGGGGGTATTGTTCGTTTTAGCGGCGATATTAATACTTATCCATGCGGCCACCAATCGATCCCCGGCGTAGATGCCTGTAGCTGCCAGACTTACTAGAAAGCACCAATAATGGCGTCAAAAGACTGGAGTGCCTCTTCGGAGCTTAACCGAATGAGAGCATCTGGGATAACCCTTCCTAAAAACCCCATCGCTGGGCGTGTCGCCGCACGTGACATGCTGAACCGAGCTAAGACAAGTGGGTCGATGGCTAGCGAAGTAGGACCATTGGCTATGGCCATGAGCGGGCCTCCGGAAGGCCGTCAACGCCTCAACAAACTAGGTTCTGACTTCCTAGCAGAAAACGGTATGGCACGGACTCAGAATCGTAAGCTTGGTGCCGCAACTGGTAGCGATGCACAATGGGCTTGGCCAAAACTTCATGACCCATTCGAGTACTGGCGTGAACGTTGCGTCTTGCCCGGAGAAGAAATCACTCTTCTTGATGGTCCAAAGAAGATCGAAGATGTAACGTATGGTGATCAAGCCCTAACACACATGGGCCGTTATCGTCGCGTCCTTGACCTCGGTAATCAAGAGTATGAGGGCAAGGTCTATGAGCTGAAGCCTCGTTATCGTACTTCTATCAAGGCGACTGCTGATCACCCAATTTGGACACTCCGCGAAGATGGCGGACAATTCATTCACGTCCAGGATCTAAAGCCAAATGATAAGATTCTTTTCCCAGTAGATCGTAAGATCGAAGACAAAGACTTCATTGATCTTACAGAAATAATTGATCACTCTGACTTGGTCATTGAGAACGGCTATTTCACTCGTAAATTGAGTGAAAAAAGAAATGCATCACCAAAGCGTCCGACAGGCAAAATTGGTACGCCAATTAGTTCTTTACCAGTAGAGATTGAATTAACTGATGATTTCCTCTGGTTCCTTGGGCTATACATCGCTGAAGGCTCTACTGGTGGCACAGATAACAAAACGGTTCACATTTCTTTGTCCACAAAAGAAACAGATTTAATAAATAGAACAGTTAATATTCTTGAAAAGCTCACTGGCAAAGTAGCAGCTATTCGTGACCATACGAAGTATGGTGACAATTCTGTAATCATTGAACTCACAAATATTCCGTTGTCTCGTGCTCTGCCAGTCCTTTGTGGCAAAGGATCATATAATAAGCACTTTCCAGAATGGGCGCAATTCTTGCCAGAAGACAAGCAGAAGGCGTTGCTGCGTGGTTACTTTGATGGAGACGGTTGCTACCAGCCAGACATCTCTTCTTGTTTCACTTCATCTAACCATTTGCGTGATCAGATCCTCCAGATGATGGCAAGAAATGGATTCTTCCCATCTGTCTATCACAGAACCACTAAGTCATTCTCAAAGAAGATCGACGGTAAGAATATTGTTCTTAGTCGGACAGAGAATAGCGCGTTCCTGAATTGGATGGATATCCACATTTTTGATGAGATTGATGATGATGTTATTGTCAAGCGCGGTCGTAAATACCCAATTGAACATGTAGAAGAAGGCGTCTGGGTCCCCGTAGAAGAAATAATCGAATCAGATTACAAAGGTACTATTTATAGTCTTACGATTACGGAAGACCACTCGTATTGTGTTTCTGGTATTGCAACACGCAATACATGGTGGTTCAATATGGAGGACCCCGATGAACAGACTCGTAAGATCCGAGACTGGGCTCGTCTTCTTTACACTACTCACCACTTGGTGCCTGGTCTTATCGACATTTATACTCGTTTCCCACTTCTAGATATTGAGTTAGTTCACCCGGATAAGCGGATCGCTGATTTTTATAATGACTTATTCTTTAATGGTCTTAACTACCAGGAATTTCTGTATGATTTAGGTAGAGAACATTGGGTGGTTGGCGAAGCTTTCGCTATGGGATCCTGGCACGATGGTATCGGTGCTTGGGAAGAGGATGAACTTATTAATCCCAACGACGTTATCGTTGCTAAGAACCGCGCTTTAAGAACATACCAATACCACGTCAAAGTGCCTGAGGAAATCAAGCGTCTTATTGAGCGTCGTGATCCTCCTCAGGAATACGCCATGCTCATGCAGCTTTACCCGGACGTAGTCGCCTGGGCTAGACAGGATAAAGAGATCCCTGTTTCTGATGTGATTATGAAGCAGGTTAAGTTCTCCGCCAATTCGTGGAGCGAGCATGGTACTCCTATTCTACTTCGTGCTTTTCGCATGCTTATGCTTGAGGAAAGTCTTAACGCCGCGCAAGACGCTATTGCTGACCGACTCTATTCTCCTCTTATTCTGGCTACCCTTGGTCTGCCTGACGTAGACCAGGATGGTCCGTGGATCCCTGATGCTCAAGAGCTCCAGAGTCTCCGTGACGACCTTGCGATGGCTATCAACTCGGACTTCCGTCTTATGACGTATCACCACGGGCTACAGATCCAAAACGCTTTTGGACGAGAGTCTATGCCCCGCTTAGACCAAGACTTTATGAGAGTCCAGACCAATGTCATGGGCGTCTTTGGTATCGGTGCTGACCTTATCCAAGGTGGTCAGGGTGGGACATACGCTTCTGGAGCTTTGAACCGTGAGCTTATTACGCAGATGCTCTCTACGTATCAGAATAAGATTAATAAGTTCTTCCGTAGCCGTATGGAACCCGTAGCAGAGAGGCAGGGCCACTATGAGATGCGTAACGTGGGCGGTCAGCATGTTCCTGTTATGGAAACTGTTCTTATGGTCGATGAAGAGACTGGCGCTGAGTACGTTGAGGAACGCCCCAAGCTAGCTATACCTGAGGTCAGATTCCGCTCTATGAACCTCCGTGATGAGACAGTAGAACGTGGGTTCTTGCAGCAATTAGCTGCCAGCGGGTTCCCGATCTCTCTTGGCACGCTTGCCGTCAATATCCCAATTGACTTCGATGATGAGCTCGAGGCCCGTAAGGAAGAGAAGATCAAGACTGTTGTCGAAGAGCAGAAGTTCAAAGCAGAGCTCTTCAACCGCCTCTATACTCTACAACTTCCTATCCCGCCAGAATACGTTCAGGAGTACCAGGCGTATCTGGCCATGCTCGAGGATCCGTCTCTTGGCGCCCAGCTAGCTCCGGGAGCGATGGCCGGTCTTGTTACTCCTCCTGCTGCTCCTAATATGACTGATGTTGGCGCTATGGGTAGTGATGCCGCCGCAGGTGCACAAGTTTATCCAAGTATAAACCAGGAGGCTCGCCAACGCCCAGAGATCTCCTATGAGCAACGTAAGTCTCAACCCAAGCCTTCCAAAAAGGGTCCAAAGAATGGACCGAAGAAGAAGACAGCCTCTGTAGTCGGATGGGATGAAGACGATGAGTTCCAGGGTCGGGTTGAGTACGGTGATCGTATGAAATTCGCCGTGCCTTTTGAATCGAAGAAACGCAAGCGTATGAAGCTCGCTTCTGGTATGAAGATTATTATTGATGATTCATACGAGAAATTTGATGAAAATGAATTTATGAAGCATCTATCATCCATCATTGATGAGCCTATGATCCAAGAGCCTACTGACCTTATGGAGCATAGTTCTGGTGAAGGTGGTATGGATCAGCCCGCAAGAAAACAAATTGATCCAACAGAAGAAGATTCTTTCCCTGAATAGGGTTTATAAACGTATAAATAATGCACTAATAATTAGACGAAGCATTATTTAATCAGGAGTTTTGATGAGCACTCTCTTTAATAATGAACCACCTCGAATATTGCCCAAAAAAGCTTTTAATAAGAGGAGTTTTTTAGACATTGTTAGCCCATTGATTAAGCTAGACATAATCAAAGAAGGTGAAGGTCTTAAGTGCAGAAATGCTCAAAAGCTTGTTTTAACGAATAGTATTTACGAAAAAATCAGCGAGTAAACCATGCTCGCTTCCTTTATTATTTTTGCTACGTCTTCAGCCGCGTACGATGGTATTAATAACCTATATATTGTTCTTGGAATCATTGTTTCTGTAGGAACAATCCTTTTTGGTGTTAATAAATTCATCAAAGGTCTTAAAACTGATCTAGCTCAAGATATTACTTTAACAGTTGTAGAAAAAGCTAAGACTGATGTCGCAGTAGCTGTACAGCTTGCCGTGAGTCAAGAAGTAAAAGAAGCCATTAGTGCCTTAGATTATAAGATTACTCAGAATGGTAAGAATAGTAATAACCTAGGTGACGTAGCCGCCCGCACCGAAGAGAACGTTCTCGCTGTGAAGGACTCTTTGAACGCATTAATACCACTCGTTCAAAAGAATAATGATGTGCTCATGAAACACATAGGAGCACACATTGGGCATGGCGATTCTTGGATACAAATAAATTAACACAAAATTAATTATTACAATAGTGTAAAGACTACGCTAGCGCAAAATAGGCTATGAACATGATAAAGTTTGGTGCTCCATCCATAACTCTACAAGGTAGAGAAACTCTCGCTGGTCACAACCAGCCAATCGAGCTACATAATATCACGTTTGACGACTTTGATTTTAAGCCTGAAAAGGGTTACGTCTACGCAGTATCCAGGGCTATCTCTTCCAGGGTAAACGCCAACTATGATGGTTGGCCGGTAGACCAGATCAAGAAAAGCTATAAGACTTTCGTTGGAAGACCAATCTACGTAGAGCACAATAATAGCGATCCTGAGAGATCTCGTGGTGTTATTCTTGACGCTATTTATCGTGAGTCTAAATTGGCGAGCGGTATAACCGACGCGAGCGTTTATTGCTTGATGGAAGTCGATGCTCAGACTTTCCCCAAGCTTGGCAGCGCAATTATGGATGGAAGACTGAACGCTGTCAGCATGGGTGCTGATGTTGAGGGAACGCAGTGCTCTGCTTGTGGTAAATACGCCAGCAAACCAGCTGAGTATTGCACGCACATTCCTCGTCTTAAAGGTAGAACTGTAACTGTTTACAAGCAAGGTAAAAGAATCGAAAGCCTTGTTTATGAAAGTTGTATCAAGCCAAACTTCTTCGAGCTCAGCTTCGTTTTTGAGCCCGCAGACGAGAGTGCCCATCTTATGCATAGAAAAAGATTCTAATCTAAATGCCATTTCTTAAGGTTTCGGACAATATAAAGAAATACGCCCTTGAGACTATCAGGGTTCCTATTTCTCCACTCGGGAATTGTCCACAATGCCAAAGCAACGGTTATAGAGATGGTATCTGCCCAGATTGTAGCTATATCGATCCGCAGGTTCTTGAAGCAATTCAAGAGTGGCAGAACGCTATGGGGATTCAACAAGTAATAAAGCAACAGCAATCAGAATTGTCTGAACAGAATCCTAACGCGAAAGCTGCTTATAGAAGCCTGTCTTTCGTAGATATTTTACCATCGATTAGCAACGCAAAGACTAAATGCCCAAATTGCGGGCAAATGACCTTCAATAATGATTCCTTAAAAAAGGGAGAATTATCCGGATCTTGTGAGAATCCTGCGTGCAGTCATGAAATTGCTGGTGCCTTAGGGTTTAAAAGACCCAATTACTTGGGTATAGATCCTGAGATAATAAATTCTGTTAAGCGCAACTTTTTAAGTCCTGCGTCAATAAAGATCGAAAAGAATAAAAAGAAGTTGAAGAAAAGCGCGAAAGAGTCTTACGACCCAGGCGCTTTACAAGACGATTCTATGAATGCCTCTATGGATGCTACCACTCGTATGTGGGACATGCTCAAAGACAATGCACAAATAGATTCACAGAATAAAAGCGAAGAAAACGCAAAAAACAGCGAGGAGCTATAATGAGTCGTTTCGATGACGAGCTGGTTAAGACAGCCGAGAACGCTTACCAAGAGCGAGGTCTCTCTGGTCAGTTTACCACACCAAGACAACAGCCATACGACCAGGTCAATACGGTTGGAACCGACTCGGCTCCTGGTGTGACTCAGGCACCCGCCCCTGCAGAAGAGGCTGGAGACTGGATCGCCAACCAGCCCGCTGCGCACGTAGTTGATGTACGTGACCTTGATGCTGCTGATCAGGGCGAGATTATCGGTGGTCCCGGCTCGAGCGCCGTCTACGCCGAGGGTGGTCCCGTATACGCTAGCGTGAACCCGATTGATGAAAGTCTCTACAACGTTTACAAGGCTAGCCGAGACATTCGTACGGCTATCGATGAGCAAACTGACTTTGACTTCTCTAACTTAATGACTGCTTCTACAGATGCGGCTACTGTACTTCGTTTCGCTAGCACAGACGACAATGCCAAGCAGGTCATTGGTACTGTGGCGAGCATCGTTCAGGACATTGAGAACGACCTTGCCACAACTGGCGATTACAAACAGGCCGCTAAGGACCTTACAGAGCTCGAGAGCCTGTTGAAGGAAGTTAAGAAGGCTGCTACTGGCGATTCCGATGAAGAGTCTGACGATGACTCTGATGATTCTAAGACTGCCTCTAAGAAAGACGATGACTGCACCTGTGACGGAGAGGGCACTTGCAAGTCTTGCAAGAAAGCTAAGAAGACCAAGAAGAAGCAGAAGAAGGCTTCTAATGGTAACCAGGAAAGCCTCGCTGTTATCGATGTACGTGACCTTGACGATCAGGCTGGTCTGTTCGACCGCCAGCGCGTTATGACTCCTGACCACGTCACCAACCCTCTTGTTCCTGAAAAGGTGAATGGTGAGGACGCTGCTTATGTCCCATTCTACAACGATGGTGCTGAGTCGGGCGTAACTCCTCAGGTTGACCACGACCGCAATGCGTGGCCCTATGACGGCACTAACCCAGCCCTAGTTGGCTATGCGGGCACCGTTGCCGCCGTACAGGCTAGCCGTGAGAAGATTTTTGAGGCTCTGCAGGTCGTAGAGCGTCTTGAGAAGCTGGGCATGGTCAATCACGATGACCGCGCCAAGCATATCGCAAAGTTTGAACAAATGTCAGATGCCAGTCTTACCGGTTTCAAAACGGCACTGGATGCGTTCGAAGAGTCTGGGGCTCGTCAACCCCGGAGCCAGAAAGTGGCAAGTGGTAATAACCGCATGCCAGAAATGGGTCGGTTGACAACGGCCTCAACAGTTACTCGTCAGGATGTTCAGTCTGACGATTGGCTGATGACACTTTAACCAAATCCCCTACTAAGGAGAAAGAAAAATGCTGCAACTCAATAGCGTAGCCAACGTTGGGGTTCACCGTACGTGCACCCCACTGTACGAAAAGTACGAGGCTACACCCTACAACACATTCCTTGACCCCGCCGATACGACTAACATCTACTCGGGTATGGTCTTGTACCGTACTGGTCCTGACACCGTAGCCAATGCTAGCGCCGCGACTTCTGTCGTTGGTGCCAAGCCTTTCGGCCTCTCGGCTCTTGACCGTAACCCTAACATCGATGATGTTACTCAGGTTGGTGTTAACTCTTGGGCGGTTTGGCTCGGTGGTGCGAACGCGTTCTTCACCATTACGGCTCCCGCGTTTGACACGACTCAGTCGTACTCTATCACTACCTCTGGTGTCCGTACTCTTCTGTACACCGCCTCTGGTACTGGTCAGCTTACTTCCGTTTCGGGTGCTGCCACAACTCTGGCTGCTGTTCCTGTCGCTGAGCTTATCGATGTTATTAGCCCAACACAAATTGTTGTCCGTCTCGTCCCATTCGGCGCAACAGCCTAAGGTATCTGAAAGGAAATATAAACATGAGTACTATCCTTCCCAATGGCGCTGTTGCCGAGCATCTCGCTCCGCGCACGGCCAAAAAGTCGGACGATTATGTCGCCGGTATTGTAGAGGCTCAAGAGCGTCTCGCTGCGGCTACTGGTCGTAAGACTGCCACCCGTGAGGAGAAGCAGCGTCGTCTGGCCGGTGTTCTGGCTGACAAGGACAACTACATGGTCCGTTTGGGCCAGGGTATGATCGGTCCTATCCAGCTGAAGCTCCGCTATCAGGGTATGACCCGTAACGTCCTCCTTGAGGATCCGTTAACTCCCGGTGTCCCCGTCATGTATGACGTATTGGACGAGTATGGTCAGGCTTACATTCTTTCCGGTAACGAGGGTGAGGTCCGTGTGACTCCCTTCGAAGGTAAGAAGGTTCCAGTCCGCTTGTTCCGTATTGCCACCTTCCCTCAGATCAAGAAGGAAGACCTGTGGTACCTGCGTGTAAACATCGTTGAGTACGCTCAGGACATGTCCAAGCAGGCCATCATGATGCAGGAGGACGCCCGCCTTATCACCGTCCTCGAGGCTGCTATCAACAACTACGCTGTTGACCCCAACCACGTAGTTTCCCCCAACCACATCGTCAACGAGCTCTCGGGTTACATTACTCCTGACTCGATGTACGACCTCGTGGCCCTCATTGAGGTTCACCAGTTGGAGGCTAGCCGTCTTCTGTTCAACCCCATCGACTACCGTGACCTCTACAAGTGGGACATCAACCAGACTGGTTGGGCCTTCAAGGACCGCGTTGTTGCCGGTGAGCGTATTGTTCAGTTCGGTGGCTTCCAGGTTCAGCGTAGCATTGAGGTCCCTCAGGGAACTGTTTACATGACTCCTAGCCCCGAGTTCCTCGGTGTCTTCCCTGTCATGTACTCGCTCGATGTTGAGGAGAACCACACCCCTGAGAAGTTCCACAAGGGCTGGGTCATGGACGAGCTCGTTTCCGAGATAGTCTTGAATCCACGTGGCCTTGGCAAGATCGTGAAGGCATGAGTCTAGTTAAGTTTGTAAAGGCTTAATTAAATAATATGTCTAATGTTCGTAAACCAAAGTATGAGTTGAAATGCCAAAAGTGTGACAACTCATACTTTGGTTACAGAACAGATTCACGTTTTTGTTCTCAAAAATGTATGTTTAGCAATACACAACAAAAAGAACGAGATTGTTTAACTTGTAACAACACATATGTTGGTTATGCAAATAGCAAATATTGTTCTTCTGAATGCCGAAAAGCTGCAGGAAATTATAAAAAACCTGGGAAAACTAAATCTGCAATCTGTATAGGTTGTGGAGAAGAATTTACTAGACCATCGTCTTATGCCTCAGCGATGAAGTACTGCTCTAATAAGTGCAGCCACTCAGAGATAAAGCGCGTAAGAGATAGGTACGTAATGACACTCCACGAAGACACAATCGTTTTTCGTAGTACATGGGAGCTCAGATTTGTGGCCGCTTGCCTCAGATTTGGGCTCCCATGGAGACGATATGACGGTGACTATATCGAGACTTCTGAAGGAAATTACCGCCCGGACTTTATCGCTGGCCTTGAAGAATACGTTGTAGAAATTAAGGGCTACATGAATTTTGAATCAGCCGTAAAGATTGAGGCTGGAAGACAGGCATTCGGAGATAAGTATATCTTACTTCTGGAAGAGGATCTTATCAGATTCGAAGAAACTGGTGAGCTCGATGTAAAGAATGTTTCTACTCGCTCTAGTGAGTGGATGAATTAAAGAAATACCCTTGAAGTTGAATTAACTAGGTATAGAAAATCTCTTTACCTACCTAGGGCGAAAGCCCCTTGAAGATAGGAAGCATTAAAATGGCACCAAGAACCGTATCGAAATCAAGCGACGTTAGTAGCGAGAGCACTCCGGTCCCCGTTGTGGACTTGGGCGGTCACTACGAAGAGCACAAGGCTGATCCAGCGGATCGAGCTGCGGCCCTTCAGAAGCGACCTCCTGCTGCGTTTAAAGATATGCAGGATATACAGGTAGCAGATTGGATTGAGAACCTGATGGAAGGTTCCACTGTTTTTACCAGTGATAAGGGTAGCTTTAAGCTAGCCGGAGCCGGTTACCACAACAGTATTCAACCAATCGCTGAGGAAATTCGCAAAGATCCTTATTTGCTGAGAGCAGTGCAGCGCGGAAGAATTGCTTATATAACTGCTGATGATGCGATGGAAAAGATCGCTGGGCTTAAGGATGAAAGTAGTACAAGCGAGAGTCACATGGACCATCTCCGTGAGAGTCTCTCCGCAGGAGCTAGCGAGAACACGGGCATGTACAAGATCCCGCTGCCAGACGAAGCAGAGCCTAAGGGTCCCGCTCAAACCTGGGAGCAGATCTGGTCCAACAGTACTAGCACTGCCAAGCCAAAGAACGTATAACAACCGGTGGACTGAAAAGCTCCACCTTTATAAGGAGCTTAAATGAGCGACGAGATCAAGAACACAGTGAAGGCTGAAGAGGCCGAACCACTTGGCGCAGTTCTTCCTCAGAACACAGTTTTGAGTGGTACGACCATTTACAATGAGCCATGGTTCAGCGTCTGGGTCCCTCAGACCTTTGCCGGTGCCGTTGCTAGCGGTTACGCTGCCCCTACTTTGAGCGGTAACGGGTGGGCTGGAACGAACAACACTGGGTTCGCTTTCCAGAACGACCAGTACAACACTACCGTAAGAGGCTTCTAATGGCAGTTAAAGTACCACCACACGCTGTAGTGACAACTCAGAGCAAGCCGGGAACTGTTATTGCTCAAGGGGTTTCCGTCCCAGACGTGAGCAAGCCTACTCCATCATACGTAACAGCAACAATGCACTCGAGCACTGCTCAGTCCGCACAACTCATCAACAGAATAGGTGATATATAATGGTTACTCCAAACACCGCTACAGAAATGGCCAACAAGCTCGCGCTTCGTAGCGTTACGCGAGGTGGCGCGAACACATGGTTCGAAGCAATTGATCCCGCTATCATGGTAAACGCCGCCGCGACCACGAACGGTCTTGTCGGGCTCTCGGTCCCGACGAACAACACAACGTTCCAGGTAGGTATCACCAGCGCAATTGCTTCGGGTGTGTTCGCCGTTACCGCCATTACTGGTGCTGGTTCGGGTTCATTCCCTTACACGATCACCTTGACTGGTTCTTCGGCTAGCGCCTTCTCTACGGGTAGCACGTTTAACGTAGCTGGTGTAACCACTACCACTGGTTATAACCAAGCCTACGTCATCAGCTCGGTAACCTATAGTGGAGCCTCCTCGGGAGCCACGACGTTTACCGCTTCTGGTACCACGAGTAACGTGGTCACTGGTGCTGCGACACTGACGAACGCCTGGGTGAGTGGTACTGGTTACGGTACTCTTACGACAACCTTGACCGGAACATCAACCGGGAACAATGTTGCCGCGCTTGTATCTGGTCTAGCTGCTGGGCCGCTGAGTGGTTATACATTCTACGCTAATGCCGGAAATGCTAACTACCTATACGACACGACTACCACGCTGGTCATCCCTAGTGGTGCTGCGCTCGGTGTTGTTAATGCCCTAGGTACTGCGCCGGTTCTTACCTCGCTTGCCCTGAGTGGTACTAATGCCGAGGCGACGACCTACCCCAACTACACAGGTACTCCGAACGCTGTGCCTACGTGGGTAGACGACGCTACGGTACACGCTACGCAGGTTGGTTTCAACGGTCTGGCTGTAGCCGCTACCACTCTGAGCGGTACTGGTCTTGTAACCCAGCAACAGGTACGTCAGATCCAGACCAATGTGTCTGAGACCCAGACGTACGCCGGTTACCAGGCTACCTACAGCGGTAACCTGTACCAGACTGGCCAGAAGAGAACGTACCGTCAGCAAAGCTAATGGAACACTTACCTTTTGTTATAAAGGTTGATGCAGTAATTACTAGAGCCAATGGTGACCGTGAAGACCTCGGCACCATTGGTTCTACTGTATTGGAACTAGAACGTGATAACACTACTGACATCGAAGACGAGAAGTAGTTTAGCCAATGCGATAGCAGGATCTGGTTACTCTCTGAGTGTGCCAAAATACCTGGCTTGGGGTATTGGTGCCGGAGATACTCAATCATCTGATATAGGTCTTTTCTATCCTGTTGGATCACCTATATCTGGAACAGTAAGTGTTATAACTACTTCTTCTTCTGGAGATACCTTTTTATCTAGTACTTCTTTGACTTCTTCTGGTAGTTATAAGATTACTGAGGTTGGTCTTTTTGACACTAATTCTAGTCCAGCCGTGGGGTTCTTGTCAAGTCAAGTAAATCCTGGCGATAAAACCATTACCATCAGCGGTTATTCACGCTTCCCAAATACCTTCCCGTTCTTTGTACAGGTCTATGAAGAGGTCATGACGGTAATTTCTGGAAATGGTACCAATATCTTCAATGTAATTAGGGGCTCAAACGGCTCTAGTATGTTGACAACGATAATTCCTTCTCTCACTCCGGTGGTTGGACCAGCCGGGAATATGTTCATGAAGAGCAGCTTCCCAAGCATAAGTCTCGCTCCTGGTGATGGCGTTCAATTTAATATTAGTGTTCAATTTATTTAGGAGCATATATGGCTAGTAGTTTCAACTCTACATTCTATTTCCCTCAGGAGGGTCTGAACTACCTTCTGAACCTATTCCCGCGAAACACCGCTACGATCTCTGGTACGACATACATAGGATTGATTGGTACCCCATGGGCTACAATCAGCGGTTATGTGGCCGCTACCGATGAGCCGATCACACTGAACTCTGGTACATACACCGTTGCTGAGGTTTCTGGTATGACCGGCTACTCGCGTCAGGCGATTACTTCTGCGACGTGGAACGCTCCGGCGTTCACCACGATTAGCATTAACACCAGTACCGGCATCCCTGTCCAGTACACGACTACATCGAGTGGTTATACTTGGACAAATACAGGAACAACTTTCTCCGGTATTAACGGTATTTTCATCACTCTTGGATCTGGTGTCAACTACACCAGTGCGAGCGGTGCCGTTATTTGGTATGCGCCATTCTCCGACCTCTCAACTGTTACGCTGGCATCTGGTGACTCCTTGACCGTAACTCCTACCTGGCAGATGGCTTCTTACCCGTACTAATGAGCTAGGGGCCTAGTCAATGGCATTGAATATACCCAATATTGAATCATCGCCATCTTTTGACGCCCAATCTGTAACAGACTACACTGACGTATCCGCTTGGCTGGCTTTGAGCCAGGGTACTGGCGTCATTTCTGGTATGCAGGTAACGCCAAGTGCTGGTATGACGGTGAGCGTTGCTCCCGGTGCATTCACTATCAACAACGTCCAGCACTCGTATGCTGGTGGCACAGTCACGATCAGCGGTGCAGCAGCGTTCGATAGAAAAGACATAATAGTTGCCTCGGGTACAACGATATTTGTTGTGTCGGGTACGAACAGCACAGTATCGGGATGGACAAGAAGCTCGTCTTCCCTGCCACCAGTCAAGCCGGTTATCCCATCTAGCTCTGCTCTAGTCGCAGAGATCTACGTTGGTGCTGCCACCACAACCGTAGCAGCCGGTAACATCATTGACAAAACTGCCCTGAACGGAATTAGTAATAACTTTTTGCCGACGAGTGGTGGTACCGTTAGTGGTAACCTGGTCGTAGTAAGTGGGTTCACCGTCAGCGGTACAGTAAACGTAGTTAGTGGGGTTATCAGTACAAACAGTATTCCATTAGTATACGGATCAGGAAACTCCGCGAATGTTCCCAGTGGTGTAGCAATCGGTTATAAAGCACTTGCCGTGAACACAACATCTGGTATTAATAATATTGCAATAGGTACTACTGCAATGCAGGCTAATACTAGTGGTAGCTATAACACTGTAGTAGGTAACCAGGCTAGCTATAGCGGTACAACAGGTGGATATATAACCGCAATTGGTTACCAAGCTGCATATAACAACGTAACAGGTGGATATATAACCGCAATTGGTTACCAAGCCGGTCAGTCACAGATAAACAGTTACGGTACATACGTAGGATATCGTGCGGGATCCAACGATACTGGTTCGTATAACATTATCATTGGTTATAACATCGGTGGTGGTGCAGGAAGCAACAACGTCGTTGTTGGTGCAGCCGCTACTGTTTCAACCTACAGTGGTTCCTCTGCCATTGGTTATGGTGTACAGCTCGGAGGGCACAACAGCACTACTATCGGCTCCAATTCGGTCGGCTCCTCAGGATCCGTAACATTAGGATATTCTTCGAGCACTATAGGCGCAACAAACACTGTTGCAATTGGAACAAACATACAAACTGCAGGTGCTTCTAGTGTTATTATGGGCATAAATGCCGGTGGTAACTATGGCACAAATGCAATGACGATTAATAGTGGTGTTGCAATCGGAGCTTATGCCGGTGGGTACGTCTCGGCGGGAACATCTGCATATGTTAATACCGGGTCGGTGGCAATAGGTGCTTATGCTGGTACAAGCATACAGATAAACCCAATAACTGCCGTGGGGTTCCAAGCCGGGTACTCAGCATACGGGCAGTACAACACATATATCGGATATAACTCAGGTTATCCCAACGGAACAAACGCAAGTACTCTGGCGATTGGACAAACCCTAGTTGGTTACAACACAGGACAGGCCAACGCCACACAGTCGAACTATATAACGGCCCTCGGGTACGGAGTAACCGTCGGTGCGTCGGGTGGTGTTGCGATAGGTGTAGACTACGCAGGTAACTCAGCGACCACATCTGTAGCGAATCAGTTCGTTCTCGGTACTGTCAACCACACGGTGGTTATACCTGGTACATTTGCCGCAAGCGGTGTAGCGACAGTAAGTGGTAAACAAATACTTACAATAGTTCCAGGCACCCAGGCGGGTAAGAACTATATCATTAATGGTGCAATGGAAATTGCCCAAAGAGGTACGAGCACATCAGGTTCAACAACAACCGCGTACGGTCTAGATAGATGGGCTAACAAAGCTACGGTGGCGACTGGTGTTTATTACTCTCAAAGTACTAACCTATACCCGAGTGTCAACCAATATATACAGTACTTCCAGCAGGTTGCCGCTTCAGGAACAACGAGTACGACTTGGTATTTAGGACAATCGTTAGAAAACAACATGGCGTTCTCTTTGCAGGGCCAAAATGTGACTCTGTCGTTCTGGTATAAAATCCCAGTTAACTTTACTAACTCTGTCAACGTAGCTCTGCAATATGCCACCGCCTCGGGTAACCAGAACATGGTTACTACATCTGGTACAACAATAGCCGCAAGTACCGGGACAAACATTAGTACATCTACTACTGCTATTACTGCCAACACAAACTGGACATTCGCCCAGGCAACATACGCGGTTCCTTCCGGGGCGCTATCGCTCGGAGTTGTGTTTTCAAGCCTTACGAATACTGTATCTAGCGGTTTATTTCAAGTAACGGCTGTCCAATTAGAAATCGGTTCGTATGCATCACTTTTCTCAAGAGCAGGAGGAACATACCAAGGAGAGTTGGCGAACTGTCAAAGATATTTCTACCGTGTAGGCGGCAACAACACCTTCGAGCTCATGGGTACCGGTGTATGCACGACAACAGCCAACACGGCTTTCGTTGATATTAAGTTCCCAGTTACAATGAGATCTGCTCCATCTCTTACAGCTGCGGCAGCATCTGGGTTCGGCATCATTACCGGTGTAACAACGACCGTAACCGGTATAACTCTGAACAACGCTTCCGTAGACCAAGCCGCTGTACAGCTCGTAGTTTCGGGCACCGCGACGGTAGCGGGGCAAGGATGTATCCTACAGGCCGGTAACAACACCACCGCAACCCTACAATTCTCGTCGGAGCTGCTATAATGTCATCCTACTTAATCCCACTTGACATAAACAATGAGCCCAGCACGACAATAATTTATCTTATTGAAGATGATGGGTCTACGCTCTCTATACCGGTTGATCCTGACAATGCAGATTATCAGACATACCTGAACTCAGGTCTTACTGCTGCCGTGCAAGTCCTTTCCACTTCCCAGCAAGAAGCTATAGCAGCAGAAGCAGCCATTAAACAAGCGGTTGTACAAGCAGTAGCTAACCTAACGGCACTGGACTCACAAATGGCCCCAATGGTGGCTCAGGCGCAAACAGATTTAGCAACTCTCGCGGCATCTACCGACCCATTAGCACCAATAATAGCTCGAGATATTGAAGGTTCCTTGACAATCGCGCAGGCTGTATCAGACATCCTTACGGCGCTTCAGCTTATTTCGACAGAGTAAGAGAGCCATTAAATGGCTATTAACTATGTACAAAGCTCTGCAGTAGTAACGAGTGGCGGACCAGCGTCGATCACCATCTCTGGCGTGACACCAGGCAACCAGCTCATCTTCAACATCAACGTTGAAGCTGCGTCACAACCATCTATAACAAGCGTTGCCGATAGTAAGACCAATACTTGGTCAAAAGTATACGGAACGTCTTCTGGTGGTTATTTCACTCAACAGAACGAGATATGGTTCTGTAACTCAGCAGCTAGTGGTAATACTACTATAACTGGTACATTCACACCGGTAGGAACGTACGGAAACGGCGTTAGCCTGACGGTGTTTGAATTTAGTGGTATTGGTGGTGTCGATGGATCAGCAACATATAATACTGCGAGTGGAACACAGAACCCAAATGTTACGATAACGCCTAATCAATTCGGGGATCTTCTTCTCGGATATTTCCCAGATGCCAACTGGGGACCAAGCGCTCTACCGGGAGTTCCATGGAATAGCTTTACCAATGGAGCATCTCAAGCGTTTGCTTGGCAAGTATACCCAAGTACTAGCCCAACGAACCCCACGTGGACGCTGGTAGGAAATACACTTACATGGGGTGTTATCGGGGCTGCGTTCTACCCTGCGATTAACCCATCGGGGTCTCTCGCTAATTATCCAGGGTTTATGGGAGATATTCTGCTAGGGGCAAGCCCATTGGGTACTGGCGGGACTATTGTCCATAATATTTATGTAAAATTAGCATTAATTGTTTCTACGAGCATTAGTACAACTAATAAATTTGCTCATAGAATAAAGACTTCAAATGTTATTCAAACATCATTGTCGAATGTGTCTAGAGCTCTAGCAAGAGTAAGACAATCTGCTGTCGTTGCCACTAATTTAGTAACTAGTAGTAAACTCTTTAAAAGAGTAAAAAACTCCGCTGTCGTTGCCACTAATTTAGTAACTAGTAGTAAACTCTTTAAAAGAGTAAAAAACTCCGCTGTAGTGCAGACAAGTATTGCTAATAGTGTAAAGACCATAAAACGGATAAAAACATCAGTCGTTGATGCTACGAATCTAATTAATACAGTTAGAATAAGATCAAAGAATAAAGCTATATCAGTAGTACAATCTGCCCTGATAACTTCTACACGCTTGCGTTCAAAAGTTAGATCGATAACATTAGTTCAATCTTCTTTATCGATAGCTAAAAAAACACTTGCTCGAGTAAGAACTACTAAAGTAACATCTACACAATTAGTGCAGATTATAAGATCTATAAAAAGAATAAGAGTAACAACTGTAATACAAACTAATCTTGCAATAGCTATTAAAACAATTAAACGTGTTAAAGCAACTACTGTTATCCAGATACCATTATCGATAGCTAAGAAGACAATATCAAGAGTCAAATTATCTTCCGCTAATCTAGCAAACCTAGTCAAATCTGTGAAGATTTTCTCTAGGGTCAAAAAATCTATCGCAGTAGGTACTAATCTAATCCGTTCCAATAAGGCTTTGAATAAATCGTCTAAAGTGATACAAACGTTACTTGCCACTTCTTCAAAAGCAGCAAAGCACTTAAGAACAGTTCTTGCGAATGCTATAAACTATGTTCTACCTAAGAGAGTAGACCAGATATTCCGCTATAGCACTGTTAGAGCAATAAACCTAATAATATCTACAAAGAAGTTCGCTCGTGTTCGTATTGTTAAACCAATACAGGTATCTACCGCTATTGCTGTAAAAACAGCTAAGTATCTTAGAAAAACGACCGTAACTTCCACGAATCTTGTTAAGAGCTTGCGCGGGAAAGCAAAATCCGCGCTGGTGACAGCAACCTCACTGGTCACGTCATCGAAGCTTTTCAAGAGAATAAGAATCTCCGTTGTTGTTCAAACTCCGATAGTTTATTCGGTAAAATTGCTAAAGAGAATTAGAAAAGCTTTGGCAACAGGGACGGATGCGGCTCTAAACAACAGGACAATAATCCGCATAAAGACGAGCAAGGCGATCCAAACTTCGCTGACTATAGCAAAGAGAATATCAGGGAAAACTAGAACTGCTGTGGCCACCGCCATCTCTTCCGTGAAGATAGCCAGGAAATTTAATAGAGTCAAAAATACAATCGTTACTGCGGTGGATCTTATAACCAGCACTAAAACAGCCAAACGCATAAAGACGAGTAAAGTCGTACAGATCCCTCTTTCGTTCGGCCTCAGAGGCGGATACCACATAAAAACCGCCGTAGCGAACCTAGTTACTCTTGTCAGAGTACAGAGAACTAGAAGCAAGACCGTAAGAGTTATTGGTATTTCTCTGGTTAAAGTTGGTAGAGGGCTGGGCCGTCTGGCGGGAGCAATAGCCGTACCGCTTGTGTACTTAACTAAGAGATTCAGCAGAAAACGTCAGGCTGTTGCCCTACAAGTGGTTTCCGCAACAATAACCAGGAACGTGAAAGTAACCCGCCGAGGGACCGTAACAGTCAGCTACCACATCGGGACGAGTAAAGGCAGAACGAAGTTTAAGCAGGCAATCGCCGGTCTTATCGGGTTAGCTAAAGTAACCAGAGCTTACATAATTAACATTAAATCGAAGGAAGATTCCAATGTACAACCAATTAGTAAAATTAATAATTATGTAATAACTAATAGTTCGCTGGATAACGTGGGCAATTTCTCGCAGGGCGTAGATTCCCCGGCCTCTACGTACCAAGAGCCGTTCGTTGACAACCCTGGTAATTATAATGAACCAACGGATAATCCACCGAATGATCATTCTGAGCCGGAGAACGCCTCTGGCGAGGATATTGTCCCGTTCTGAATGTAAAACAACTCAGTATTTACCATAGTTTATAGATCTAGAGGAGAAAAAATGACCGTCAAAGATACTCGTCTTACAATCGTTTCGTGGGCTTCCAAGTGGGGCGTCGGGAATAAGCGCTATTTCCAGTACTCCAAGGGGCCTGAGCGCATGGATTTTTTGAAGCACCAAAGAGGGTACGTCCCTCTTTCCCTAGATTGCTCCGCTGCGGTTACTCTGTGGTATTGGGCTGCGGGAGCTCAAGACCCCAATGGGCTTCACTACGATGGTGAAGGATACACCGGGACACTCCTGAGCAATGGCGTAAAAATTGGCCTGAAGCAACTTCAGCCAGCTGACGTTATTGTTTACGGCCCTGGCACAGGAGTGCACGCCGTGCTTGTCGTAGACGCTACGAACAAAGCCAACCCGCTCTGTGTTTCGATGGGAGAAGACGGGGATCCAAGTTTCGTTCGTCACTCCGTGCTCCTTGGGCTGGGTGAGCCAACATTTCTCCGCTACCACACTGGGACCACAGGGCCCGTTTACAATCCACCAGCAGTTAAGTAGGACTATAAATGTCACGTTATCGCGTTAATTTTGCCCAGGGAGTTGCTTACAACGTATCTGGTACTGGTGCACAGCTAACAATATCAGGTATTAACTTCCCTCAGGTGTCGGGGACGTACATGCCTATTGTTCTGAATCCAGGGTACTTTGGCGCGACAAACACTAGCGGTCCAGAGATCGTATACGTTACGTCAGTGAACTCATCGGGGACAGTCGCCACGTTAAGTGCTCGGGCCCAAGAAGGCTCTTCTCTCGCCAGTGGAGCAGTAGTCCCGTGGGTAGCTGGCCCTGTTGTGGCCGACTTCGACGTATCGAACCTGACTTCTACGGGCACTCTCTCGCTGAATAATGGCATCTCCGCATCTGGATCCACTACATTCAATAGTGGAGCAACTGTAACTAGCGGTATAACCGTCAACGGGAACTCAACATTCAACAACAACCTCACGGTTATTGGCAACGAGACCATCAGCGGGACCGTCACGGCGGGGGGAGGTACCTTCGGGGGGACATCTATTCCTGCGGGAACGTCTCTTCTAACTCTCAATGGTAATGCCGGTACTCCTTCAGCAATTAATCTTGCTAATGGTACTAACTTACCCGCTGCAAGTATAGTTGGTACAGTAGCTAACGCCACTAATGCCACTACAGCTTCTAGTTTACTTGATCATGGGGGTGTAGGAACTGGACTCATTATACAATATGGTGTTGTTAATGATACTACTAACTCATATGGTAATATATCTTTTAATTTTCCAAGTTCATTCCCCAATGCATGTCTTTCAATTTTTATGGAAAACCAAAACAATGGTAGTGGGGGTATGTATGTTAACTCTATAGTAAGCGCTAGTAAAACTGGTGCAGTTATGTCACAATGGGTTGGTAATACAAGTTCATTTATACCCAGAAATGCAGTTTTAATTTCAGTCCAATATATAGCTATTGGATACTAAATGAGACCAAGACCAATACCAATGTATAGCGTGGAGCCCATCGGCATCATGACGTATTCGCTGGGTGCTCTGACAGATCCTGACAACAAACTGGTTTATGTCGAAGTGGTGAATACTGATAATAATCTGGTGGTTGTGCCAAGCGGGACACAAACAACTTGGGAAGGCACCGGAACCTATCAGTACACATTTAACTCTAGTCAAACTGCCGAGCAAGGCAATTATGCCGCAACGTATACATACACGATTAGCGGCTCTCCGCGAACATATGTAGATTATCTCGTCATCACCGATCAGATGCCCTACTGGAGCAATCTAGACACCAATACGCGGGAAATAGCGACAGGTATCGTTCACAGACTGGATAAGAGCTTCGACAGCACGGCGGGAGGACCTTATCTCCAAGAACTACAACAAAGCGGGTTCATTATCTACGAAGAAGTAGCTATGGTCATGCAAGACGAAACCATGGACTATATCAACTTTGAATTCCAGCCGATATTCAATCCCCCATACGATATTGGGCTCAACGCGCAAGTTCCATTCCCCACCACATACTACGGGGTGCTGGCTAACCAAACATACGCTCATTTCCTAAAGCACATTGCCCGTAACTACATTGAACAACCGTCGCCGGAAGGCATGAACGCCGCCTGGATGAACCGTAGAGATTACTATAACAGATGGTGGCAACTCTATCTATTTGAGAAAGAGATAGCTGATAAGCAACTCCGACAGATGAAGCGTCAATTCATGGTTGGATCCAAGCGTAGTCTGCTTGTAGCGGGTGGATTGATTCCACGAATGTTTGTTAATCCTGCAAGACCACATTTTGCTTATGCCGCAGTCAATATGTCGGGCGTTTAGCAGGAATAAATATTGGTGGGATGTAATTCATTCAACTTGTTATGCTAGCAGGTATGAGTACTTATACCTGTGTCGTTTGTAATGAAGAAAATGATGGTGGCGTAACTAGAAAAATCTGCGCTGATTGTAAAGATATACCCCGATATTGCAAATGTGGTTGTAATACCAAGCTTTCATCATCTGTTTATGCAGGAGCAAAATTTGCTCCAGGACATAACGTTTATTTACAGAGCAAAGAAGAAATTGTTAACAGAGGGAAGAAAGGGCATAAGAAAAGTATGGATCACTTCCCAATTATTAAAAAATATACATGTCGTGTTTGCAACGAAGAAAAAGAAGAGACTTTGACACGCCCCGGTCCTAGTCGTAAAACGTGTGAAGCATGCCAGGATAGAGAGATTATCTGCGCGTGCGGTTGTGGAACAGTGATTAAATCTGATAAACATCATCAACCAAAATATGCTGTTGGGCATAATACTAGAGCTTTAACTTTTGAAGAACAAAAAAGACGCAATGCTAAAAGATTATCTCATCATAAATATGATGATGAATTTCGTAAAAAAATGTCCGAAAAGATTGTACGTCTTCATAAAGAAGGTAAATTCCTCAATCTCTATGGCTCAAACAATAAATCTTCTAAGGTTGAGTTGTCGCTCAAACCCGTGCTTGAACCTCTTGGATACGTAAGTACACAGGATAAGAAATACCACATTGGTAATTCAAAGATAGGTGTCCACATACCAGATTATGTCAATCGCTCTGAACGAAAGATCGTAGAAGTATGGGGAACATACTGGCATCGTGGCGAGAATCCCCAAGATTTAATTGATTGGTACGCAGAACAGGGATGGACCGCTCAGGTGGTATGGGAAAATGAAGTCCCCGCGTTTGCAGTCAATATGGGAGGAGTATAGTGTGTCCGGGATTGATCCTCAACCGGGTCCGGTAGTATCTGGTACGGGAACCGGTTTATTCACGCAATTAGAGAGCCCGCTTTTAGTTGTAAAACAACGTGAGATATGGGCTGAAATAGATCAGCAACGTTTCCATGATGAGTCTCTTCAATGGTTTGGAGAGGAAACAATCGTTCGTCAACTATGGCGTGCTGAGGATGCTGCTCTTGGTTTGGTTGGGTATTGCCAGCAGTGCCAAGATTCCCCGAATCCGCTGTACCCGGATGCCACGATACAATCACGGGTTAGTACTGTATACAGACAAACGGGGAATAGCTACTGCCCGACCTGTTTCGGTACTACCTTCAGCGGTGGATTCAAACCTATTTGCTATCATCTGTATATGTTGGCGGCAGATACTCCGCAGGTGCGTTCTAACTTATCAACGGGACAATTCTGGAGAGACAACCCCCAGGTACAGTTCAGTTGGTTCCCCGAGATTAGAACTGGTGATTTAGTTGTCCGCGTTAATTCCTGGAGCAATGGCACACCGACTGCCCTAGGTCTTAGATTCCAGGTGAGCGCGGTCAATGTGCAGACCGTGAGAACTGGCCCCGGTATCAGTTACGATACCACCAAGATTGTTAGTCAGTCTTGCACGTTAGAGAATGTATTCCCGAGCCACCCATATTATAACGTCCCAGTCATATGATTAATGGAGTTCTTTTACCAGAGTTATTAACGCAGAGATTATCTCGCCGCGCAGTTGAGATCGCTCAGCTAATAGGACCGCGTAAAACAGGGCGTGGACTGAATAGCCTCTTGCCGCTGTATCAACCAGGGATAATAGGTATAGAAGTACCTGATAACACTGCCTATATGTACGACCTTGAGAAGGGCGTCCGGGCACATGCCATGGTGGATCTCGCTGGGAAGGTAATCCCGATTAGAGAAACTAACGGGAATATCTCTTTTAGAAGAGCTAGCGCGAACAAGATTGGCACTATACCAATTATTACAAGATCAGCTAAAGACGGAAGAATACAGACGGATAAGAGAGAGTGGTATTACCCGGAGAAACAGGGGCTCTCATTCCTGGATAAATCACTTCGTATGAGTGTAGAGGAATGGAAGAGAACAACCAATACACAAGAAGTTATAAGTATTCTTATGCAAACTAGCATGAAGAATGATATAAGCGAGATCTTATATGGCAGACCCACACCTTAATAAGGATTAATTTTGTTTCAGACAGCCGTAAAAACGTGCATCATAGAGGCTCTTGAAGCTGGATTTTCTACCCTCGCGTCCTCCCCAAGTGATTATAGCCTTGAGTTGACGCCAAATAGTATCACGATTGAGTACCCTCTCGAGCTTGTCCAATGGCCAGCGATATTTGTGCAATTTAGGCCCAACAAGATCCAGTGGTCTGGGCTCAACCCCGATATATTCAGCACATCAGTGTCGGGAATCACCATAAGTGGTATAAATTATCCAGGGTCTAACGCCACCAGAACCGGGTATTTTGAGGGCAGTATTGACCTACAAATCATGGCTATGCACAGCGAGGAACGAGACCGTCTTTACGATAGTGTTACGAACCTGATCTTATTAGACAGTATTAGCCCTGCCAGTACGGCTTTTGTCCAGAGTATCTATAACAATAATCTAGTCGGGATGACGCTGCTTTTGGACACATTCACCCCTCTCGGGGACAGCATCAGTGTGGGAACCCCGTGGAGCCCCGAAGAACTTACCTATGAATCCAGCATCCGAGTCAGTTGCATAGGTGACTTCTACGAGACAAAGTACCAGCCACTTTACCCACAGATCACTGCCGCAACTTTCTCGGGGACCATGGTGCCTCAAATCATTACGTTTTCTGGCTAATTATTCAGAATAAAAGTATTAAAAGAAACACTGTAAAACAATAAACCATTCGCATAAGGCATTGAAGGAGAATGTATGCCTATTCCCAATTATCAGATTCCTGGGGTTTATGTCACACAGTCTGGTTCCTCACTGACCGCTGTGAACCCAACAAATCTTAATATCGCTATTATTGCCGACGATGTCGTGCAGGGCTACAACATGGATACGTTCAATAACGTTGTATCTGTGAGTGGTGTCACAATCGGTCAGCTCTCTGTACCAATGGTTAATAATACATATAGCGGAACATATTCGACGTATTCCGGATACACAGTAACATGGACCAGCAACAGCGGAACGACAATTACCGGTGCTTATGGAACCAACTTTAACATAACAAATGCTAGCGGTAGTGCGTTCTCTTACCTCACGACAAGCGGAATTTCTTCGAGCACCGTCCCAAGCGGGACCGTACAGATAACGTATGGTCACAACTGGGGTGCCTATGGGAATTTCACAGAGTATACACAGGCTGCTCAGGCCATAGGGTCGTCCATCAGCGGAACAACGATTGTTCACCCAGCATTGCTCGCTACGCAGCTCGCTTTCCAGAATGGTGCGAACACTGTATCGATTCTTCCTGTGGCCAGAACATCCAGTGGCACTACAGCATCTACTCAGGATTGGGCGAACGTGTTCTCCACTGGTAGTGGGTTTACCGGGAACAACCCGATCTACGCTGCCGCCCTTAATAACATTGATGTAATTGTCCCCCTTTACGGATTCATCAGCATGAGCGGAGCTACATACGGTCAGATAACTCCGTACGGTAGCAACAACGTAGCTGCCGCGATTACCAGCTATCTTCTTGCTCAGAGCAGTAATGGCGTTTACCAAAGAGCCTTCCTTGGTGTAGACGGCACCTTTAACCAGGTAACGACCACCGCTATGCAAGCCCTGGCAAGTGGCTTCGGTATCGGTGGAGCGGGAACAAGAGTGAGCCTTCTTTTCCCTTCTACAATCAACTATAACCCTGGTCTGAGCACTTCGACTGGTCTTACGAACGTCAGCTTTAACATCCCAGGGTACTACTTAGCTGCCGCCGTAGCCGGTACATTTGTAGGACAAACCAACGTTGCTACACCAATTACTAATAAGATTGTTAATGGTTTCAACTATGTGCCAAACCAGATTAGCCTGATTGATGCCCAAACCAACTATCTTCCATATGGATTGACGACGGTATATCAGAAGCGAGACGGTAAACTCTGGATCCTTCAGGGGTTAACAACAAATATTACAAACTGGTTAACACAAGAGATATCTATTAACGCGATTGGCGATGTTCTTGCGAATCAGATTAGAAATGGTCTACAGGCTACTAGCCTCATTGGTGGTCCATTGACGCAAATTACAGCTGCTGCTGCCCTCGGTGAGGTGCAAGGACAGCTAACGGATGCTGTTGCTAACGGTTTAATTCAAAATTATCAGAACTTGGCGTATACAGTTAATCCTGCCACACCAACAACTATCAATATAACTTTCCAATACTCTCCGACCTACCCAATTAACTACATCCAAGTTGTACTGAGTCTGAACACTCAGACCGGTGTAGTCCTGGCTAGTAGCGCTCAGAGCAACCTCGTAGTTTACTAGGAGTAACTTATGGCAAAATCAACATTCCGCGTAGGTGGTGGTCAATATACAGCATTTACCTATAAGGGAGCTCCTCTAATCTATGCTCAGATGATCAACGAGCGCGGTCCTCAGCCCGTTGCTCAGCCCCAGCCAATACAACCATTAGATTCTCCTTACCCCATTGAAATTGCGCTACCCTCCGCTCTTCAGGCTGGAACGCTAGAAATAACGTTCCTCGAGCAATGGAACGCAGAAGTCTGGGCGCAACTTGGTGGAGACTTTACAACTGCCTCTGACTTGCTCGATGTGTTTAATGCTCAGCTGGCACAGGGCGAAGTTCAGTGTCAAAAGATCATCAAAAAGCCAGACGGTACAACACGCAGAATTACTTATCAGGGCTGCGTCGTTGTCAATGCACAAATTGATGAGTTGATCCAAATTGGAACAATGACGATCCCCAAGACAATAACAATTATGTATCGTTCTAGAAAAGAATCCTGACAGAAAGGTAACGAAGTAAAATGACCGTACGTTCATATTTAATCCAGCTGCAGCCAGGAGTTGGTCAAGCCATTCTCCCTGACCACCGTAAGATGGTACAAGGTGTGCAGTATGTAGTCGATGCCGACACATTCTCCAAGATTAGCCTCGGTGCTCGCCAGAATGTTGTTAGCGTTGTATCAGTCTACACTGACAACACTACTTCCAGTGGTGGCTACGTCCCCGCTCAGGTCTCTACGGGTGTAAACCGTCAGATCGGTGCGAGTGGCCAGAGCTTCCTCAACATCCTCTCGCAGACGAGTTCTACTCTGACAGCGTTCAGCATTGCTGGCTTCGCTGCTCAGGGTGCCTCTCCCGGTGGTTCTCAGGGCGCTGGCGCCGGTATCGGCACCGCTCAGTCTACGCTTAGCGGTTCTGCGAGTAACTACTCGCTAACCGGACCAGATGGTGCCCGTTATACCCTCGTATATAACGGAACATCTTCTACCATTTCTGGCGGTTGGTCTACAGTATGGCAAGACTTTAATAACCGGTACGTATCGACCGCCTCTGGTATCACATTCCAGGTACGTCAGGATGGTCTCGGCACATCTTACCTAATCAGCGCGAACACCACGCTGACTGGTACTGCCGGAGCCGTAACGACAGTCGGTACAAAGCAGGGTGAGTTCGCCGGTATCACATTGGTTAACATCCCTGCCGGTAACTTCGGGTTCGTACAGATTGAGGGTATCCACCCTAACGCAGCAGTATACAGCGGAACCGCCGTTGGTGCCGTGGTCGCGGTCAGTGGTACAAGCTCTACTGGTGTGCTTGCTCCTCCTGCTACGACTGTAACGTCTGTCAGCACCGCTGGTGTCGTGACCGGATCGGCCCTTGCGAATAACGTTGTTGGTACAGTTCTGACGACTCCCGCCAGTGGTACTGGTACTGGTCAGTACTTTGCCCAGGTTGAGCTTCGTAGCCGTCGTGTCAAGAAACCGTACAACCGTTTTCTGAATAAGAACTAGAAAATTGCATAATTTACTGGTAGGCTACAAGGTAAGCCCTAGACCCAGAGGATAATATGACAATTGCAGACAATAGAGGTTGGGAGACAGAAGACCCCTCCCAACCAATGAATGAAGTTATATCTTTCCCCGATGAGTGGAAGGAAGAGTTTGAAGGTCTCTTATTCCTCGGCTATTTACAGCATGAGGTAAAGAGAATACCTTTCCACAGTTTTGTAATTAAGACTCTCAATATCAATGAGAAGTTAGAGGTAAGTCTTATCGCCAAGCCCTACCTGGAGAGTGTTGGTTATAATCGTGCTTGGAAGGCGGCGGTCGTTGCTGCTGCCCTAGTCAGCATTGATGGACGACCTCTCATACCTAGTAATAAAACAACAAATGTTGTTAAGCAAAAGTATGATTACGTAGTCAATAATTGGTATGACACAACAATTGATCTTCTTTACGAAGAGCTCGATATGTTGGAGAATAAAGTCATTATGGTTCTTCAAGAGCTTAATATCATTGAGCCGATCATGCCAGTAAATATTTTTGATGATGACAACAAGGAAACGGATAACCCAAAAGATGGCAACTAGACCCGTACGTTGTTGAAAAAAGTGAGATAGCGTACTTAACCGGTGTCTTCAATAAGTCTGATCTTAATTTTCTTCAGGAAAAGCTATTAATAGCTGTCACATTGCGTAAGCGTAAGCAAGAAGCCGAGTTAGAAGAAGCGCATTTTGAACAGAACATGTTCTTGATTAACCCAGAGATGTATCGACAGTACATGAAGAACAAAGAAGATAACTCTGAGAACGAAGGCATTGCCTGGGGCGCTCCTGAAAGTATTGAAGAGCAACAGGAACTCCAACGTATCTTTGAAGAAATCAATCAGCAGCTTGATAGTGATGAAGATAAAAAAGCCAATGAAGAGTTTGTTAATCAACTGGGCATAATGAATATATTCAACGGCATTGATATAGATAAAATTGGGGGTGACTAATGGCACAAAATGATGGTGTTGAACTAAATTTTGATATGAATGCCAACACCGGGCCCATGCTCGAAGGCATGCAAAGAGTCGCCGCAGTAACAAAACAGATCCGTGCAGATATTGAGGCCATGAGCGATGGATTGGATGGTACTATTGATAGAGCAAATAAACTCAGAACCTCTTTTGAAGGTAGCTTAAATCTTGTCGATCAGATAAAAGCTGGAATGGATGTTGTAGGAACATTCGCGCAGACTTTTCAAACTGCTCAAAATAACAATACCAATGCCTTATTGGAAATGATGAGAAGCACCCGCGCCCTTGGCGGGAATATGAACCAGTTTATGAATATCGCATCGTCTGCTGGGTTTGGTAGGGGGACCCCAGGCTACGGCGGTGTATACACGGGCGGTATAACTCAGAGCCAAGATTTCAGTAGTTATGCACAAGACCAAGAATCAAACATATCTTCTTCTCCATACGATAGGATTATCAAACGCCGAGCTAAACCAGCGTCTGGCGGCGGTGCAGGCGGAGGAATCCCGCCAATCTTCACCAGTGGCGGAGAAGTACCCTACGAAGAAGTACCTTACAATGGTCAAGGCCCGAATACAGATGCGATAAATGGCATCTATGGCACCAGGGGGATCAATCTTGGCGGTAACCGACAAGTTCCTATAAAGCCAGCTCAATTGATGATCCAAGATCAATTAAAGCAGTACTACCCTAATTTATATGATGACATAGTGGGTAATGGCAAAGAAGGAACCGCTGCTGAGTTCGCGTATAGAAATATGATGTACCAGGCGGGAAGCCTGATCGGGAGAATCCCTGGCGGCGGAAGAATAATGGGACGCCTTCAGGAGGGTCTCAATAATTATGGCATAAATCTCGATGCTATTAAAGCT